GATGAATCTATTGTAACAGCTACATCATCTACAGATCATAAATTATCAGATCCATCTCTTTATGGTAATTCTCAGCTCCCAATCTATGTTGAGATAGATGGGGCCTCTCCTACTGAATATAATGGTACTTTTGAGTTGTTATCTGTTATTGATGATTCTACTTTCACTTTCAAAATAGATTCTACGCCAACTACTCCAGCTACTACAGCAGGATTTCTATTGATTGAGGATCAATACAATTACAATGGTTATAAAGAAATAATCGTAATCAATACTACAAGCTTTTCATATAATGTCACAACTACCGATCTACAGACTCCAGCCCAGGGAGACATTGAATTAAGCACATCCACTAGAATAGCATATTCTGCCACTCCAGATAGGATATATGACTTCTATACTGCTAATTCTTCCGCAACACTCCAAAACTGGATGTTTGTCGTACTTGGAGATCAAGTAGTTTATAAAAATGATACCGTAGCTAGTGATTTATCTACTGCCCAGAAAAGAAATCAATCTTATTGGTATGAGGTACAGCAGAACTTTTCTATTTATACAGTCATTTCCAGTAAGGATAGTATATTAGGAGGGCCAGAGTCAGATCAATCTAGAGCCTATGAGAAACCTATTTTAAGAAGTATTGTTAATTACCAGTTCCCTAGCCCCTTAACAGAGAGTATATATCAGCCTGTAGTTTATGTAGGTAGCGAGACTGATGACTATATCAAGGCATATTATGTCCATAGGTTTGACTTCCTAGCTAAAGGTTTCGTTCAAAGCGATGACACATCATCATTTAATAACGGAGTACCTCTGAAATTGATAGATGGTACCATCTTAGATAAGGATATGACATACAAACCGGTCATGAGATAGTCTTGATTATTGGAATTGTGTTAAGATTAGCACTTAATAAGTTCTAGCTAATAATAATTTTAGCAAAGAATGAAATTAAGACTTAATCAAGATCTAAGTACTCCAAGAGGTAAGCTTTTAAAAGGGCATGTTGTTTCTGTAGAGTGTGATAAGAGGCTTGTCCCGCTAGATAGATTCTGGAGAGATAGGCTAAAAGATTCTGAGATTGATAATTGCGTTGAAATTATGCGTATTTCTAAAACAAAAAGTAAAAAATAGATATGGCACAATCATTTCCTTCGGTAACTGCGAATATTAATTCCTCTCTTAATCCACAAACTCCTAGCGGAAGATCTATACTATTAACTGGAGCTATGGTTTCTGGTACTGCTACTAGTGGTGCATTGATAGAAGATTTAACTAGTGAGGCAGATTTTAATAATGCTTTTGGCAGAACATCTCAAATAGCTAAGGCTGGTAGATCGTTAATAGAGGCTTTATCAATCTCAAGAGTTAGACCAACTATATCAGCTATAGGACTAGAAGATAATGTAGCTGGTGTAGCTGCAACTGGAACTGTTGCTTTCACTGGAACCGCTACTGCTGCTGGCACTATTACGGTTTACGTTGATTCCATGAGGAATGGTAAATATGAATTGAATGTTGCTATAGGTGATACTGCAGCCACTATAGGCGCTGCATTTGAAGCTGCTGTGACTGCTAACTTAGATAGCCCTGTTACTGCTGTTGATACTACAGGAAGTGTTGTTCTAACTGCTGTTAACGATGGAACTCAGGGAAATACTATTGGATTAAAATTTGATGCTGGTAATACTGCAGGTATTACAGTGACTTTGACTGCATTCGCTTCTGGCGCTACAGATCCTTCACTTACTAATTTATTCGATCCTGTAGCCGATAAGCGCTACACCACTATTGTTTATCCTGCTGAATGGGGAACTTCTACATTGACTGACTTTACTGAAGCTAGATTTAATGTTGATAATAAAGTTCTTGATGGACAAGGTCTAGTATCTGTTACAGACACTTATGCAAATGGTAATTCTGCATTAGATGCCCTTAACCTTAAGACCCTAGCTTATATTCCTAACAAGATATCAACTGCTGATGCTCACAAAGGTGGAGCTATATTTGAAAGCCCTATTGTGATTGCTGCTCAAGCTGCAGCTTATAGAGATTTAAGGTTAACTGTTGCTGCTAATACTTCTTCTATTGTGACTAATGGTCAAGGAGTTGGCGGGTCGTTCTTTGGTGGTATTCCTTATCATAACACACCATTCATTTTATTACCTATAATAGAAACGGGTTTAGATTTTACTGATGCAGAAGCGTTAGAAATAGAAAACTCTGGTGGTTGGTTGTTAAGAAATAATCCAGCTAATACTGCTATCATTTCTAATGAGGCTGTTACTACTTATAAGACCGATGCTTTGGGTAATCCGGATGTTACGTTTAAGTATCTTAACTATGTTGATACTTTATCAATTGTTAGAGATTATGTATTCCAGAACTTGAAAGCTGATCTATCTCAACACATTTTGACTACTGGTCAATTGATAGCTGGAAGGCCTATGGTTAATGCAGAAGGCTTTGTTGCTACGATGATGAAATATTATGCTGCCTTATCTGGTATTAATGGTGATAATGAGTATGTGCTTTTGAGAGCGGGAACTGATGAAGCTGCTGCCTTTAAGACTGCTATTGAAGATAGCATAGTTATTGATCTAGCTCTTGGTAAGATTACTGCTGATTCTATAGCTAATATAGTAACTCAGGTTAGACAAATTATTATTAACTTTACCCCAACTTTTGAATAGAAGATTATGACAATTTTAGATTATGGTGATTTATTAATTAACGGAACTGTAATAGCTTATGAAGGAGCTGTTAAAGTAAAACCTGGCGCTAAGAAGCGTACGGTTCATCCACAAGTTAATGGCCAGAAGATAGTTACTACTGATATTGCTGAAAATATGAGTATGATTACAGTAAATATCCTTGTGACTCCAGAAAGTAATACTCAGTTCGATGGTTTTTATAACAATGGTGATAATAATACTATTACCTTTAGAGATCAGAACTTTACTGCTTGTATAATGGAAGAACCACCTGAAAGAGAGGATCTTGCTACTGTAGATTATGTATTTATGGGTGACCCAGCTATATAATTAAATAACTATTATGACAGATAATACAGTATTCATATTAGAAGAGCCGATAAAGTCACAGTTAAATGTTGATGGAAAGAACGATATAGTAGATATAAATAGTTTATATTTATCGGCCCCTACTTATAAAGAGAAAGATCGTACTATTCCTTTAAAGCAGGCATTTATTACAGCTCAATCTAGGTTGGGGATGTTGATGATGGATTCTATTGATCAATCTGAAGCTCAGAGAAGAAGGGAAGAGAGAGAAGAGGAAGGTGAAGAAGAAATGGATATTTCAGGGATCAAGATGATTCTGTTTGCTAGTGGCGGCGATGCTATAAATCTTAAGTTATTTTTTGATAACTTTGCTAAGTTGCTTTGTTCGGTAGCATTTAAAGACGAAGATATGAAACAGCCTATAAGGGCATTAGATTTACAAAAGATGTCGGAGGATGACTTTGAGAATCTAATTGCAACATATATACAGGTTTTTTTTATTTCTTCCTGGATGAAAACTCTAAGTTAGAGTCTGTTATAGCTAATCTGGCTTATTTCTACAAAGGGGCCGCTAGTTTTGAATGGTTAGAAAGCCAGACGATTCCTAAGCTCCTTAGATTGCAGGAAGAGGCAGAGAAGATAAATAAAAAAATGGAACCCAAGGACAAGAATGGCTTTTCAAATTAAATATGTTTATGATCTAGTAGATAAGATAAGCCCTCAGTTGAAGAAGATACAGGGCAATATGAGAAAGAGCGCATCTCACATTAAGGGTTCTGCCAACAAAATTAGTAATTCATTCAAAAAAATCTCTGCAGACTTGGATAAGCTAGGCAAGAAAGCAGGTCAGGTAGGTAAGTCATTATTTGTTAAAGCCACCCTCCCCATATCGCTACTGGCGGGCTCATTCGTCAAGGCGGCATCAGACTATCAGGAATCAATGAATAAGGTAGATGTATCCTTTGGAAAAGCATCCAAGAGCGTAAAAGATTTTGCTAAGAATGCCGGCACGAGTTTTGGTATAGATAGAGGAACGGCTTTGGATATGGCGGCTATGTTTGGTGATATGTCTACCTCCATGGGACTTTCACAAGATAGGGCCGCCAAGATGTCTACTTCTCTAGTTGGTTTAGCAGGTGATTTAGCTTCATTTAAGAATATTGGTGTAAACCAGGCTACTACTGCATTATCAGGTGTATTTACAGGAGAAATTCAGTCTCTCAAATTGTTAGGCGTTGTCATGAACCAAGCCAATCTTGAACAGTTTAAGATGAAACTCGGTATATCTAAGAGTTTGAAGGACATGACCCAGGCTGAACAAATAATGCTAAGATATAAGTTTGTTGTTGATAAGACTAAGAATTCCCAAGGTGATTTCTTAGCAACGAATGAGAATTTTGCTGGACAATTAAGGAAGATGAATTCTGCATGGAAGGATATGAGTATTACTCTGGGAACTATATTACTACCTATAGCTACTAAGGTTATTAAGAAGATAACTGAAATGGTAAAGTGGTTCGGTGATCTGAGCCCTACTATGCAGAAGACTATATTAATTATATCAGGTATTGTAGCAGTATTAGGGCCAATGCTTATTGCTATTAGTCTAATGATACCAGCTGTTGCGTTATTTACTAAGGTCATAGTAGCTTTAACGGCAGCAATGCTTCTTAATCCTATTGGCTTAATAGTGACAGCTATAGTAGCAGCCGTTGCGGGATTCTTTTATCTTAAGAGTAAGCTTAGTGATTTAGGTTATACCATGGCTGATATACCAATGATAGTTGTGGAAG